TTGCATAGGTAAAAGTGGTAGTTGTTGGTACGCCAGTGATGGCGTATGTACCATTGAAGGTAGCATCTACACCAGTAATAACAATTTCCATACCAGTACATAGGCCGTGTGCTGCAGTTGTAGTCAGTGTTGCTACATTTGTAGTAAGTGCCTTGTTACTGATAGAGACTGTAATTGCTGGGAAAACTTTATCCACATCGTACTCATCAACAAGGAGCACTCCGTTAAAGGTGATGCTGTTCTTATCCCATTGAATAGAACGCATTAATTGCCAAGGACGACCATCAGTTCTAATGCTACCTGTGGTGATGTGCTGGCTATCAGATGACTTGAGCAGGGTTGCCTGTCCTTTAGTCCAGACATCAATACCTTTAGACTCTGTGTACTGGAAGCGAAGCGACTCATCCTGGATAGGTTCAAAGAACTTGATGCCTTGTCCATAATGGAAAGAACTTTGGCTTCGTAGCCACCAACCAGTAAGTGTCTGCTCACCAGGCTCACGGCTCTGGTCAATCTGTTGCTTGCGATACTGGGCAGTTACGCGACGGTAAGGTGCATCATCAGAGTTAAACAAGAAGAACGGTAGTCCACCGATAGCGACATCATAGGCTTCACCTGTAGCTGAATAGTTAGTAGATCCAGCAGGGTTAGAAAGTACGTAGGGTATAGCCTCGGTTATGTCGTGGTTATCAGCCATCTACTACTCCTTATTCTAAAAGGTTCACCAGGGATCTAGTTCGACCTTGTGCTAACTGGGTATAAATCTGGGTTGTAGCCACACTTGTGTGGCGCATAAGTTCTTTAACTGCAATCAAATCACCGCCTGATTTCTCAAGCATTGTGGTTGCAAAGTAGTGGCGAAGACTATGAAAATGCTTAGCATCAGGACCTAAGATGCGACGCATCTCTTTGGCTGCCCTTGCTGAGAACTTGTTAGCAGTGACCTGCCATAGCCTGTCTAATGTCTTATAGGACATAATCATCTCAGCTACCTTGGGTGCTATTGGGACTATTAGGTCAGTCCCACCCTTGCCCTGCACCCGTAGGCTGTAGCCCTCATCGTGCTCTATTAGGTCTGAGCCTTTAATCTTGGCTGCTTCCATAGCCCGAAGGCCAACCATTCCACCTAGTACAAACCAGTCGTGGTAGAGAGGCTTCGCCTCTGCTAACAGTTTGGCATACTCAGCCTTGGTAACAGGCTTAGGAACACCGCGCCCTGGCTTAACCTGTGGCAATTCATCTGCTGGGTTATTACCATTGACTAGGCTCATCTTGTTTAAAGCCTTGTAAAGGCTCCTGTAGCGGGCTACATAGGTAGCCCTAGTGGACTGCTTAGTTACCCGTAGGATGACCTTCTCGACCTGCTCATAGGTAGCCTCAGCAGGGTGTGAACCCAAGCTCAGGATCAAGCGCCAGTCGTTCTTGAACAGTTGCTCAGAGAACCCACTGGTCTTGTACCTATTGTGTAACTGCTCTTTGATCTGCTCTAAGGGTATAAGTTCCATAGGTAGACCATAGCACTAAAGCTACACGTTCGGTGTGAAGTGTTCCGCTTCTGGGTTTAGATAGCGTTGATAATCTGAGTTGGCTGGGTCTTTAGGTATCCAAGCGTTATCAGCCACTCGTACAATTATTTCTGTCGAAGGATTGCCTTCTGAATCTAATGGAATAATATATTTTTCGCTCATAGTTCCGCACTCACATCCAATGTAAAGGTTACATTTGTTCCAGTTGTCCAAGTTGTGGCTCCATTGTATAACTGAGCCGATGTTTTACTAAGATTTTGGCTTGCAAAAGTTCCTGTATTGTATGAACCATTTGCAAAAGTTGGTGTCGTTCTCATAGTTACTGGAAAGAATAAACCATTAGCCATTAAATTAACGCTAAGTGCCGAACCTAGAAAATCGCTTGAATACTTCATAAAGTAACGCTGGCAAGCGGCTAATTCTCCTTGGATGTTTCCACCTGAACCATTGCTACGCTTAAAGGTGGTTGCTATTGAACCAAGTTCAATTTGAACACCAGTATATTCAAAGTAGTCGGCAGCCCCAGCAGTACCCGTAGGAGTAAAGTTCATTTGAATACCAAACTCGGTTGCCGTTGTTCCCATAGTTGCCGTATATTGAAAGCGTTGCCAAGTTGTTGTTAGCGTTGCAGTTTGACTAATAACATCTACTGAACCTGTGTAACCGCCGTTAATAGGCTGGTCTGTACCTGTGCCACTTGTTACTTTAACCACTAACGCTGATGATGTGGCTGAATAGTTAGCACCTTTGCGAGCATAAAAAGATATTGTAAATGCTTGACCAGCAAACCGAATTGCATCTGCCGATTCCAAAGAATAACCTGGATATATTGCAACTGTAGAAGTATTACCGCTATCTCTAGCAACTCTTTGGCAATACTGGATATTAGGCAAGTTTGTTGTGTCGCCCGTTACCTGACGGCTTACTGTGCGACCTGTCGCACCTGAATAAATCTGCCATCTGTCTAAACCATAAAATGCTGTCGAGGTAGAAGTTACGGCTAAACCAGTTGTCGGAGTTGCTGAGCGTTGGAATATATCCATACCGCCATTAATAATTACATTGCCGTTATAGGCTGACTGATAACGCAAGCCTGTTGAAGTGGAACTATCTGCTACGAGGCTTTCACCGTTGTTGCCGACAGCCAACCTAGCTGGTGCTGTGGAATAGGTGAACAGATCACCCTTTGCTGTTAAGGGCGAGTTCGCCGTTGTAGGTACGCGACCTGTAGCCATTAGTTTCCTTCTTTCTGTGTCGTGTTAATCTTAGTCAAGTGTTCCACTATTTACCTAGTTTTAAGCCTGCAGGAATTGGCTTGGAGTAATCCCACTTATCAATATATGCGCCTAAACCGTCAGAATCATCACGCAATTCAATAGTGCCAAATCGTGCAAAATCTGCGTCAGTTAATTCTGGGTATGCAGCCATTATTTGTTCATATAGTGTCATTTTTATGCTCCCCAATACATCATTGAAAATTGGCTATCTAATTGTGTTGGATAAGCATTCATTGTTGTTCCAACATTTTGCCACGCAAATAATTCAATATAATCATTAACGGCCAAAGTTAAATCGGTTCCCATTACTAAACCAACATAAATTGAAGCGTGTGGAACCGCCTCGGTTGATTGTTTAATTACTGTTCCGTTTTTGTAGATTCTAAGTGCACGAAAACCAGTTGCATTTACGTTCCATTCCAGTTGTGCTTTTATTGAATATTTGCCAGCCATACCAGCGGGAACTGTTAATCGTGAAGTGTTTGTTGAAGTTGAATGAAATGCGTCTGTATCAAAGTCTTCTGAATCCCAAGTAATTGCTGTCCAAGTTGCACTTGCGGTTCCTTGAGCAGCCGTGTTATAAACTGAAACACCTTTAGCCGTTGAACCGCTTGCGGGTGTAGCCCATTTTAAGCCCGTAGAAGTGGAAGAATCCGCCACAAGTATTTGGGCATCTGATCCGACTGCTAGACGAGCTACAGTAGATGCAGCCGTTGCGCTGATAAGGTCGCCCTTAGCTGTAAGAAGCGTAGGTTGAATACCACCCTCAACCGAAGGTATACGTGAGATAGTCATATTAGGATAGTTCGCTTCCGAAAGCGTTGAATGAGAATGTTGCTGCTGAGGAGTAAACAGTAATCACATCTGTAGCTCCTAGAGTGATACCAAGAGTTAAGGTATCTGAAGCGTTACCAGGTAGTGATACATCGTAAGCTAAGTACTGTGCTGCAGCCAAGGCTGCACCTGCTACACGGACTGCAATACGGTATGTACCAGCAGTAGCTGTCTGATTACAGACTGTAACTGTAGATACGATTGCTTGTGTAGCAGCAGGCACTGTGTAGAGTGTTGTTGCTGTGGTTGCCGCTGGGTTCGATTGCCCTAGCACCTTGTAATTTGTTGCCATTTATTTTTTTCCTTTACTGTAGTGTTTGGTTAACCGCCCATTAGAAGCAAGCCGCTAACGGTTCCACCGGAACCGCTATCTAAACCTGCTTCAAAGGCATTGAGATCTGCTGAGTTGAGTACGTGTTGAACTGATGCACCTGCTGTATGTGAGATAGCAGATGTTCCAGCCTGACCTCTGACGATAGTAAATGTATCGCTAGAGTTGGCTGTAATATAGATAATCTCTTCGTTCTGGGTGTCAACATCTAGTGCTACACCAAAGGTATCAACGTTACCTGCAGCAAGGGTTACACCGCCTAGCAAGGCAGAACCTGTACCAGAGTCAACGGTCATACTCGTTGCGCTATTGGAGATACTAGAGGCAAGTGCAGTCTCTACCGAGATACTGGAGAACTTACGTGTCATTGTCTTTCCTTACTTAACGTGTGTAGTGAATACGGATTGGATACTTGTCTGCCAGCTTTAATGCTTCTTCGCTGAGTCGTTGCTGGTATAGAGCAAAGATGTAACGAGATGCGGCAACGCCTGCAGATGATGGAATCTTGGAATCGTTTAGATCTGCCTCAGCACTAGAGAGATTGATTCGTCCAGCGTCAAGGTAAGAGAGTAACTTGTAGGCTGCTCCGAGAGTAACAACATCCTTACAAGAATCTGGTAGACCAGTAACGTCAGCAAAATCATCTGTGTTTGCATCAAGAGTGTTCGGCGTTGAGGTATAGTAAACTTGAATTGTACGACCAGGCTGTACGTTCTCATAGATGTTAATTGTATTCTGTGTATTAAAGGTAGCAGCATTTGCCATACCATCTAAGCGCCAGCGATTTACTGGTAGCCATTCCTGGCTAGAACCAGTAGTCTGCCAAGAGATAAACAAGATATCTTCGCAGTCATCAGGCAATGGATATGTAGTCTGAGATGCGTTAAAGGTAAATGTATAAGCAGAGGCAATCCATAACTTAGGATAGAAGCTGTTGATTGTGTCGTTGATAGCCTTCTTGATGTTATTGCGTGGAAAGGTTGGAGACAAAGTTACTTGTGCATACTGTGCGTGAGGCGCGGCTGTAGTTCCCTGGTATCCACGACCAAAGCCTGGAATAACATTGAGTGTATTGCTTGCCTTGTCGAATGAATCAATCCAGAGTAGTTCGTCATCAATCTCGATGACACCTTTAGCAAGGTTGTTTTGGCTACCTACAAGAATCTCAGTAGATGTTGTTGTTAGCCCTGAAGGGTTAGCAACATAGGTAATGCGGTCCTGACGAAGTGTGTAACCTTGAAGGTTAGCCTTTACTTCATCTACCAGTTCATTCAGCGTTGGCATTATTTCCTCTCATACCAGCCATCTCCCCATAGAGTTAGCAGTCGTGCAAAATACTGTTCATATTGTGGTGCAATAGCATCTAGTGAATACAACGCTACTGCTCTCTTATGTATTGCTACTGGGTCTAAATCTTTAACCCACTCTGTTGCTACTGCAAACTCCATTGCATTTCTGCAACGATATCCAGTAACACCTTGTGGATTAGTCTCTGTAAATGCTCCCCAGTCTGTGGTAATCGTTGGAGTTCCACAGGTCTGTGCTTCGATAACAACGTTACCAAAAGGTTCTATGTATAGCGTTGGTGCAAATAGGGCAATTGCCCCACCCATTAACTTTGCTCGCTCTTCAGGACCAACTGGTCCTACCCATTCGCCATACTCAATCTTTGGGTCTTTACCAGGTCCTGCCATTATGAGTTTAAGACCCATCTCTCGACAAACGTGCTGAGCAACGATAATGCCTTTACGATCTACCATACGTCCAACGTATAGGTAGTAATCTTCTTTCTTTTCCTGTAGCGGAAACATCTCTGGTTCTAAATAACCAGGAATAACCGCATCATAGAAGTTGCCATCTACTAGCGTAGGGTTCTTAAACATTGCATAGATGCTGTGCATCCAAGCATATGATTCAAAGACCTTGAACTTACTAAATACTCCACCATAGCCCACACCAAACTCTACGCTGATGTGGCTTGGGTAAGCCTTAGCAATAGGTTCTTGTGATGCTCCACCGATAAGACAGATAAAGTCTTTCTTCTCTAGGCGCTTGCCTAACTCTTCAATAGCTTTGCCATTAAAGATCTGCCAGTGAGGTAAACTATTATCGAATGCAGCTTCAGTAAAGTGTTTACCAGCTAGAGCTTCTTGCTGTTGCTCTTTAGTGATACAGGTAATTAACTCATCTACTGGTGCTTCGTTATCTTCACTTGCATACAGGTAAACCGTATGACCCAGTGATTTCATCATTATACAAAAGCGTCTAACCTTTTCAGTATAAGCGCAGTTGACGTACTCTTTAGTTGTCTGTGTATGGGGCAGGCTGATAACGTGGAATCTCATACGAGAATCCTACATTCCACCTAAGAACAAAGCGACGGGGATGGCATCTGCGCCAGGGCCTGTCGCACCAGTTGGACCTGTAGGTCCAGTGGGTCCCGTTACTCCATCAGTACCTGCAGGTCCTGTTGCACCTGTTGGTCCAGTTGCACCAGCAGGGCCAGTAGCCCCAGTAACGCCAGTGGCACCAGTAACACCAGTAGGTCCAACATCGCCTGTAACACCTTGCGGTCCTGTAGCACCTACTGGACCTGTAACTCCTGCGGGTCCTGTTGGACCAATATCTCCTGTAACACCTTGAGGACCAGTTGCTCCAGTAGCCCCAGTAACCCCTGTAGGGCCTGTAGCGCCTGTTATACCTGTTGGTCCGACATCTCCAGTCACACCCTGTGGGCCTGTGGCTCCTACTGGACCAGTAGCACCGACTGGACCTGTAGATCCTGTGGCTCCTGTTAATCCTGTAGGGCCTGTATCGCCTGTTACCCCTTGTGGGCCAGTCGCTCCTGCAGGTCCTGTCGCACCAACTGCTCCTGTCGTTCCAGTTGCTCCAACTGGTCCCGTAGGTCCAGTAACTCCCGTGACGCCTGTAGCGCCAACAGGTCCTGTTGCACCTGTGACTCCCTCTGGACCCGTTGCACCTGCAGGGCCTGTGGCCCCTGTAACTCCAGTAGGACCCGTGGTACCTGTCGGCCCAGTCGGTCCAGTATCTCCTGTAACACCTGTTGCTCCTGTCGTACCAGTAGCGCCAGTTACACCTGTTG